ACTGATTCCTGAAGAAGTTCTGCTGTGTCTGCGACGGCCCAAACTGGTCTTGGAACGAGAAGTAAGCAGTACGAGGCTCCTCCTCAAGGAAATCCCTGAATGTACCCCCTAGAAAGTTTACCATTGGTCTTTGCCGAAGCCTTTAGTCATGTACTGTTGCCATATAGGAGTTACTGGATCTGCTGCGCGCCATGCGTCCATCCGTCGGTTAGCTATTCCTCCAGCTAAATCACGGAAGAAGGGATTTAGATTAGACGCATACGCCTGTGTGATTAGGTTCTCGGCAGTAGGTTCGTTGGCCGCTCCTAATAGGCTTTCTCGTATCGCCTCTTCTTGTGGATTCGGTGCAAACCCCTGCGCAAACATCGGAGCCAGCTTCTGAAATGCGGAATAATAGTCTTGGGCAGTCAGTGCCGTTGGATTAGTACCAAGGAACTGTTGAAAATCGCCTGGTGCAACGGCACCTTGTCCCACGTCTCCAGAGACAGTAGTGTAGAAGGGATCTTGATCCCACCAGTTTGCCCCTGCGCCCTGAGGTGTTGGTCTAGCCACGGGAGAAGCAAAAGGCGTTCTAGGCTGATTCATAAGTTGGCCCAATGAATACTGAGCACTCATGGGACCAAACCTATTGTATAGAACATTACGAGCAGCAGGTGTTATGGATTGAGCTTGTGGACTGGCCGATTGCCGATGGTCGTGCTTAAATCTTGTCGAGTTTGTGCGGCTGTGGCAGGAGCTATACCTTGTCCCTCCCACAAGGAGGTTACAGGGTCGTCAAAGCCTCTTTGTCGTTGCGCCCAAATGTCAGGGTCAGCCTCCTGACCCTCCGGCACACCACGGCCGGCCAATGCTGCCGACTCCGGGAACAGGTTTCTCAAGGCAAGGAGAGACTGCGTCCAATCGCCGCCTAGGGATACCAAGTGATTTAGCCCCTGGAGCGGACCTACGTCGCCGTTGCGTATAGCGGCGACTACTTCGTTGAAGTTGGTCAAAGAGGATATATCGAAATCTGAACGGTCAACCCAGCCAGGCACTCCAGGAGGCAGACCAGGATCAGTATCGGCAGCGGTCGTATCGGCAGCGGTAGTATCGGCAGTGGTCGGATCTTCTTGTCCAGACATCGTTCTCAAAAGTTGCCGTGCCCTTTTTCCCGTCATTCCTGGGAGCGCAAGCAGGCGAGAGTAGGCCAATGAGGAGCCGATTCTCCCTTCTGACAGGTCACGCAAAATACTCTCTGCAGTGACCCTACCACCTAGAAAACCACGAACCCTTTCCTGCTCCTCAGCGATAGCTTGCCTTGTTTCCCATGCACCTAAATCTGGGTCCTCGTCAGTGAGCTGCTGGGTCATATTATTCTCCTGAGCGTTGTGCTCTCTTGGCTAGCGTTGTCAGCATTACCATGTCTCTCTTATATTATCCCTGGCCCCCTAGCCCCCGGCCTCGGTGTTCCGTTTGGTACTATCGGCCCCATCTGGGGCGTGGGAGCCATTGGAGGCATGCCCAGTGTAGCAGGGGGCGCAACCGATGAACTCACGCCAGGTGGACCAGGAGGCATGCCTTGACCACCGCCGTTCATTCCACCGCCAGGCCCCCCAGGGCCACCCGGACCGCCTAGCCCGCCAGGACCACCTGGGTTTGCAAGACCCTGTGCCTGCAAAGCTAACGCCTGCAATTGCATCTGGGTCATTATCATCTGCTTCTGTGCCTCGCCAAGCCATATTGACGCCAACTGAGCGTCCCCTGCCCGTACAGCCGCATTCATGAAGTTTAACGCAGCAGCAAGGGGCAGAGACTGATTAGCCATCTGTTCTCGCACCTGGTCTTCTATGATGTCGGAGTCCTGCAAGCCTAGCGTGTTCTCCCGTATGAACCTATCGGGAAGGAGAGGGTTGCCATTAGCATCGGGAGTTCTACTCTGAATAGCCATGCTCATAGCAGCAAGGTCGTCCTGTGGGAGTTTAGCCACTAGGTCAAACCGCAAGTCGCCAGCCTGTTCAAGTTTCTCTGGTGGAATGGCTTCCTTGAAGTATTGACGGCCTCTATCTCGCCCACTGAGCGTTATTTCATCGAACTGATCCGTGAGGTACTGGTCTATCAGGAGGTTCATGATGTCGGTATACGCGCTCACCATCGCAAGTCTTGGTGGCTCTGTAACAGTAGCCATCCCCTGCCTAAGTGAGTTGATGGCAAAACCAGACAACTGGAACTGAAGCTCACCAAAAGCACTGTGGGGCAGAGAACCACGCTGTATCTCGCCGGTGACCAGCCCAAGAAACACACCCGTTTCCTGTGCCATTGTCATCAAATCAAGGGGTTCTACCTTGTCATCTGTCGAAAGGGAGATCTCACTGCCCGCTATCCAAGGGTTCTCTGAAAGGGCCTTGGTGCCATCCCTAGACGTTATAACGACGGGTTGCTTGAGGGAACGCTTCACGAACTCAGACATGCCCGATATGGCGAAACTGAGTTCCCTATATGTCTCTCGTACCGCCTGATAGATGCTGTCTCCCCGGTCTTTGATGAAGTCGTTTATCCCCTCTGTCTGAATCAGGGGGTTACCACCGACATAGCCTATCGCTATAGGCACTCGTGGAGAGCCATGCTTGGTAGCAGTTTTAAGCATCTCCATGCTTTCGGTGAATACCTTGTTCTCCTCCATGTCGTAGAAGTCGTAAACGTCTACGCCCTCGTTAATATCTACGGAAAGAGGCTCCTCGATGGTGACGCCATACTGCGCCTTGATTTCAGAGCTGGTTTTCCGAATGACATAACATGCCCATGCCAATCCGTCTGGCCCCATCTCCCAGTAGGTGTGGTAGGGATCAAACGGCAGGATATCCACGAAGGTAGAGTCATCTTCCTTACGCTTGGCGAGGAGTGCCCTCACTGCATACCGGCCCCGTTTGGTCGTAAACCATTCCAGTTGGTCTTTTAGGGGAGGTAGGAGCATACCGCGTAAGCGTTCATCTGCGGACCTAAGTATTCCAAAGGCAAACCGTTCCTTGGCATTATCAAAACGACGTTTTTCTTCCTCTGGTTCATTCTGCTCGGCACGTATCGTAAGAATAGAAGATATGAGAAGGCTAGATATTTTGTTGCTGAAGGTACGGGGTTCGTTGGATGTGTATATACGGAACCCGTCTAGCCCCTGATCGTCAGAAGGCGTATAGGTATCCAGCCTCCAGAGGCTATAGTCCAGGTCCATGCGTTCCCGCACAGAGATCTCGGCCTGCCTCTTCTGCTCTATAATGCTAATGATTTCGGTGGGTGTAAGTGACATTTATAATCGCCTTACCAGTGCTTAACCATTATCTTCTTTGACGCTGCATAACCCAACCCGAAGACCTCGGTGATTAAATAGATCAACCCTTTCAGTCCGTGGTTCCACATATCTTCAGGCGTTTCTCCGATTATAGTCCCTTCCCTATCTGTCTTCCACTTATAGGGCCTGATTTGCCCGTCAAACGGATTGGGAACAACGCCAAACTCACTCAAAATACCTTTGACATGGGGCGAAAAGACTATTTTAGGCGTCCTGAATATCGGGTCAGGCTTTAAGAAGCCCTTCATGCGCTCTGTGCCTTCGTTTATTCTTATCTTTTTCCCACGGGCTACCAGCCCGGTATCCTTGAACCACTGTTCTTCTACAGAGGTCATGGAATGGTGCTGGTTTCGATAATTAGGGTCGGATACGAAGGTGATTCCAGCGTGATCCCGTTCTCTCCACCAGGGACGGCTCTGGGCAATCCTGATGATTTCCTCAGTTGTCAGACCCTGCTCAAAGATTTCATCGAATACCTGTACTTGGCCGTCTATGATATGGCAGACCTCTAAGGCATGGGCGCTCTGAGACCCATAACCGGGGTCTTCCCCAAGATAAACATGCTCATCTGGGATGTAGGAAATATCTTTGATGTGGATGTCAGCTCTAAACTCGTTGAACACAAGCCCCTTTGGAGGCACCGGCTGGCCTGCGATTCGCTCCATGAAGAACTGATCGGACGAATGGCGCTCCAGATCCAGTATCTTCGGGTCATTCCTCCCCCCTGGGTATAGCGTTCTGTTAGCCCACGAGGGCAAAGAGAAGCTCTGCCTATCATCTGCACCACTCTGCCACGCTTCCCAGAGCTGTGGGAACCATCCAACGCTACTCTCAAACGTCCCCGCCATGAGAAGCCAGCCGTTCATGGGCGTAATACGGCCCTGAGCACGGTCAAATACCAGCACATCCACCTGACCCGGCTCACAGATGATAATCCCGTGAGGAGAGTCCTTCGACATCTTCGTTATGTCCGTAGCACTCTTGGTCTCTATCCTCAGACGTGGCCTGCGTTCATCAGGGAACTTGATTTCAATATAACCTGGGTCAACACGACTACTCTGCTTCACAGGCTGGCCCAGTGTCCTCAGATCGTCTGCTATATACGAGAACTCCTTAATCGTCTCGCCATAAGCAGAACCAATCAGCCAATATAGCAACGGAGCGTTAATTCCATCGCCATAATTGTCGTACTTCCCCTGGTCCTCAGCCCAGTTGGAAAGGAACTTCTTCGCTAAACATGCACTCTTCCCCCCCTGCTCCCCCCCCGCCATATGCAAGAACCGCTTTTTACAAGCTAGAAAAGGTATCTGCTCCTCATGAGGCTCAAACCCCACAATACCGTAGAGCTTCTGTGCCTGTGCACTAATGCCCGGAGCTACCGCAGTCGTCATTTCTTAGGTATCCTATGCCCCTTAGCCCTAGCCTTAGATATACCAATAGCCGCCTCCTGCCCCTCCGCTCCCTTTCGAGTAGAATGCGTCCCCAATACCTTCCCGCTACTCGACACCAAAGAAAACTTCTTACCTACCCTCTTTACCGTCATCTCCCAGTCACCTTATCGTATGTGATCTCAGGACGCTTCGCAATCGCTATCCACCTACCCCCCGAACTATCAGGGTCCGCAGCCACATGAACAGCCTTAGCCAACGCCACAAACGCAGGCAGAACAGGCCACGCAGCAACTATAAGCCGGAATATCTGCGTAACCTTCATCCCCATACCTCCCTGAATCCTCGCCCAAATCCAGCCCACGTCTCCCCCTCAAGATATCCCCACTCCTCCTGAGTAATCCCCACATGTTCCCGCATTGAACAGTATTCCCCCCACTCATACCCCCTAGCTCCCAAAAGAGAACAACCAAGGCATATAACTAACTCCTTAGTCTCCTCTCTCTCTAAAAGCATAAACTCCCGCCTACACTACCACGAATACTCTTTCCCTTTCAATTATTCCCCCTTTTTATAAAGAAATTGTAGGCAGGGGTGGGCACCACGCCCATCCCCACACACTCTAAGCCCATACCCCCTATACCACCTACCTACACCACACACACCTACCACCCACACACACCACACACAGACACAAGAACAAAGCGCCACGAAACCCGCCGCCGCCACCCGCACGCCTCACGCACGCTCCTTGACCTAGCACCCTTGACCTAGCACCCACCCTAGCACCGCTACCTTACGATATCCTCAGCCTCACGTACCGCATCCTGCACTGAATCGTTACGTCTAGGACGTGACGCCTTCCGTAGCTCAGCAAGGATACCCTTAGCTGTATCTGTGTCAGATATCGTCGATACGTTAGGTCTCCATTTAGCAGGGTGATTAGCGTTCAAGAGGGCCAAGAGGAGAACGTCACTGCCACGGTTACCAGACGGGTCAGATACCCTTGACCATGCCAGCGCTTCGAGAGTATCACTGAACGCCTTTTGGGCTTCCTTGAAACCTTCACTGAAGAGTTCCATACCCTTGAAGGTAGTGCTACCTGGGCTAACCCATCTATAGCACGTCCCTACGGGCACCCCAATAGCATTAGCCGTTGCGACGATTGACCCATATAAGGGATAAGCCTTTAGGAATGCATGCTGTCTTGGGTCAGTGACGGCTACCAGGTAATCAGGCGGGTCAGTTGGTGGGTCAGTTTGAGTGCTCATGAACCTAGTATATCACCACCAATACGGCACCAATTTAGAT